TGTCTCTTGATATTCATTTCTACACTCCCATTGGTTTATTTAGGTGATTTTTTTACTGCTAATTGTTTTAATTCACTAGTTAAGGGTTCGAGTGCTTTTTCTGTTGCTTCCTGTAATGTGTAGGATGCACTTATAAAATCACCGTTACTAAATACACAATATTTATCATTAATTTTGTAAATTTCCTTAGCTCTTATATAAACAAAACCGTATACCCTGACTTCTGGTATCAGTAATTCCCTATCAATTTCCTCTAACATTGTTGCTACAAAACTCTTGCTATCTAATTCCATTTTCTACACTCCCATTGTTTAAGATGGCTTCCAGAGTCGAACTGAAATAATTTCCCGTGCCACCATGTGGAGGAGTTGAAATAATTAAGGGGAGATTTTAGGCTCTAGGTTTGAGTTGCTAGGCTCGGAATTAATGGCTTCTTAACACCCCTAGAAAACCCCCCCTTATTTGTACCTGTAATGGACATGTCACATTTAGTTTTTTCTTAACTATTCTTAGGTACGTTGCACACTAGTTGATATTTAATATCTGATTGACTGAATCGTTCACCCGTAATTCGTTCACCCCGTTCTCTTTACACTGTCTGTTCGCTGTTCTCCCGTTCAATAAGGCTCTACATACATTCCCGTGTATTAACCAATTACTTCTATATCCAAGTCTGTTCCCGTTCTCAAATTCTCCCCTTGGTATTTTGCGATTGAGATAATAGCGATAGTGTTCAGATTCTGATTAGCTCGTTCTTAGGCATTCGCACCTTTGAGAATCCTAGTTACCCGTCGTGGTTTTCTAGGTTGCTAATAAGGTTTCTAAATTGACTTTCCAGTAATCACTAGATTGGAACTGTCACGCTGTTCCCCTTGCGATTGAACGGCAACGCTAGGGCTTAATCAGGAAATGCCTAGTGAATGGGTCGATTAAGACATTTGCGAGTTTCCAGCACTCCTATCCATTCATGCCATGTTGGGAAGCGTTGAAAATGTGGGTCACTCTCGGTTTGTGCGATTCGCCCCTTGAGCTATTCTCTCGGCTTATACTCCCTAGAACCTTCATGTTCTGTTTTTTACATCGGGTGATTCAATGTCCCCGAATCGGCTTCTATATGTTCCCTAGGGCTGTCACCCCCGGTGCTTTTTCAGTTGTACCTCCTCTGTTGCTGTATTTGTTGTTTAACTTGGGGACAACGATACACCTATTTCAGGGTATTGCAAGCTTTTTTTGTGACTAGACTATGAAATCTTTTTCTAATTTAGCCCAAACAACAACAAAATGACCCTCTGAAGCCGTGCTGAAGGGGTCGCTAGTCACGGGCTAGTCATAAGCTAGGCACTAGGAAACGATACCCTCCTACCTAGAAGCTAGGGAAGAACCTATATATCTGTATCTAGAAGCCCATAAAAGCCCCCTAGAAGCCCGGAGCCGCTACCGCTACCGCTACCGCTTCCGGGCTCCCGGCCTCCGGGCTTCAGGCTTCAGGCTTCAGGGCTTCCCGGGAGAAGCAGCACCGATGTTCGGAACAGGTTGTTCGGAACCAATGTTCTAAGTAGCGGAGGAGCTGTAGAGATTTGAATTCAACCCAAAGAAACTAACTGGTAACTAACCTAGGAGCTTGCGACTAGTGTTAGTGGAAGTTAGTGAGTATTGGGGTGAGGGGGGTAGGTCTTGTGCAATCGGTAGTCTTTAGGAGGGTACCCGTCTAAGTTTAGTTTTTGTAAAAAGGGGGTCTGTCTATGGGGAATTAGACATGGACACATTAGTATCTTGTATGGTTTGGTAGCTGTTATGTTATAATCCAGTTACAAGGTAACTAGTAACAGTAACAATACAGTTACAATACAGTAACAATTCAGTAACGTTCTTAGTTTCTTTCTTTTGTTTCTTTTCTTTCTTTGTTTCATTACAAGTGTGAATTTGTTTAAAAGCATGTGCTTGTGAAACAAGGAAGCCCCACAACACTGAATGGGAGGTTCATGTTATGGGGCTGAGGAGAAAGGAATGGTGTATACAGTTTCAAGGAGGTGAGCCACCATTCACGCCACGGATTATACCATGCTTCATCGTCAGTACAACTATTTGTGGGGAGAACCCAGATTAGTTCGGTTGCAGACATACTGGACGGTGGTCGATACGATGAGGCAGAATCGTGCTCCGATTACCGCTCCCCACCTTATTCTAGGTCATGCTAACATCCATTTATGCTGAAAATTAAAGATTGCGATAGATGTTCAGGGGCTACCGTTCCTGATTACGAAGGGAGAATCTGTATTAATTGCGGTCATGCTGACTATTCTGTCAACATGGAAAACGTTTTTAGTAGTAAGAAACCATCTAATTCTAACTTCAAGCTCGTCAACACGTTCATAGTTAGAAGGAAGGGTAAGGGCAAGAAGGCGTGGGCCACACATAAGGCTACCGTCCACATCATGTCCAAGATAGATTCTAGGGATAAGGAATACTTTAAGTACCACATGCCATGCCCGTATACAGGCTGTGGAGAGGTATGTACACCTAAGAGGTATGCAAAGAAGAAAGGGGTGTACACGGAGTACAGGTATTCGTGTACCGTGGGACATTTGTGGTATCTTTTGGTTCATAAACAAGAACCCGTTTACTGGAGGTACTGATATGCCTAAAGTCGGTGGAAAACATTTTTCATATTCCCAAAAGGGTAAGGCAGCTGCAAAGCGTCATGCAAAGAAGACTGGGAAGAAGATGACCAATACCAGAAAGAAGAGGACAAGATAATGCCATCTTCACACGCTAACCTTCCGGGGCATAGAGGTAACAGACCTGAAGATGTTGTGGCACGACAGGAGAAATTCTTGGAAGCCTACAACGAGTACGGTACTATCAAGCACGCCTGTCAGAGAGTAGGTGTAAGGCGTGAAACCGTTAGTAGGTGGAGAAGAGAAGACGTTAACGGCTTTGCCTCATTCTTTGAAGGGGCTAAAGAAGATTTTGCGGAAGAGATAGAACAAACTGTATTCCAGAGGGCAATGGAACCAGACTGCCCACCAGTATTACAGATATTCGTACTCAATGGATTAAAGCCAGACAAGTACAGGCCACAGACCCACGTAACCGATGAGACAGCTAAAGATGTTATGAGAGAACTCAAGACCAAGTTCAAAGGTATGAAGTTTGATGACACACCCTCAGAAGATGATGTGTCAGTACATGAACAGGCAGAGAGAATACTTAAAGGTAAGAGTGGGTGAGGAACGATGGCTACATCCCAGTCTGCCAGACAGACTAACGAAATAGCTGACTTTATCTACGATAAAGTAGATTTCAAACCGACAGAACTTCAACTCCCCATCTTACAGTCAAGGAAAAGATTCGTACTCGTAGCTGGAGGGGAACAGGCCGGTAAATCTATGGTAGCCTCCAAGTATCTGCTGGGTAGGTTTCTTGAGACAGAAGGTGAAGGTCTGTTCTGGTTGGTAGCTGCCGACTACGAAAGGACAAGAGCGGAGTTTGAATATCTTGTTCAGGACTTTGCCAGCCTTGGATTATTAAAAGAATCATCTAAAAGAGTAGACCCCGGTAGGATTATCCTTGCTGACGGTACTCGCATAGAGACTAAATCAGCCAAAGACCCAAGAACTCTGGCTATGAGAGCCCCCAACGGCATCATAGGATGCGAGGCATCACAGCTAGACCTAGAAACTTTTCACAGGTTGCGTGGGAGGTGTGCTCCAAAGAGAGGGTGGATGTTCCTCTCAGGTACTTTTGAAGGTTCCCTTGGATGGTATCCACAGATGTACCAGTCATGGCAACACTCAGGGTCAGAAGAAGAACAGGCTTTCTCACTGCCAAGCTACTCAAACCAGTACCTGTACCCCGGTGGAAGACAAGACCCTGAGATTCTCTCGCTTGAAAGAGCCTCATCAGATGACTTTTTCATGGAAAGGATTGAAGGAATACCCTCACCACCAGCTGGACTTGTATTCAGTGAGATAAGACCAGACATACATATAGAAGATGTGGCCTATGAACCAGATATCCCGGTACATATATGGATTGACCCCGGATATTCAGAGGCTTATGCCTGTGAAATCATACAGGTGGTCAACGACCAAGTAAGAGTGATAGACGAAATCTATGAAAGAAATCTTGTTACCGATGAAATAATAGATATCGCCCAGTCCAGACCTTGGTGGAAAGACGCACAGTTCGGAGTTATTGACGTAGCTGGATACCAACATCAGGCAATGGCTGCACCTGCAGAGGTATGGCTTGAAAGAACAGGGATTTATTTTGATTCAGAAAAAATACGTATCAATGAAGGTACAGAACGTTTAAAATCATTTCTCAAGGTAGACCCTGTTACAAATGTTGAACCAAGAATTGTATTTAATCCAAGGTGTGAAGGAATACTGTCAGAGTTCGGGGTAAAGGCAAACCCCTTTGACGGACAGACAAGAGCATACAAGTGGAAAATGGACAGAGATGGTAATATTGTTGGGCAGACACCAGAGGACAGGTATAACCACGGTGTTAAGGCAGTGATTTACGGGTTGATAAATCGCTACGGGTACGGCTACGTTACGGATAAGACTACTATCAAGGTAAGACGCTGGTAAATGGCAAACTATACACCCGAAGAAATAACTGCTTTAGTAGATAATCACTATGACCTGACTGAACCTATGCGTTCTCGCATGGATGATGACCACAAGCTCTACAGGCTTGACGAGTTTGACGCAGGTGACGGCTACCAGTCATACACTTCCAACGAACCACAGGTATATGCAGACAAGTTAATCTCATGGATGACCTCTGCCGACATGGTTGTGCGTATTCCCTACGGTAATTCGGAAAGGGAGATGCGTGAGAACAACGATGCCAAGGAAAAATTTCTTATTGGTATCCTGAAATCTGCCGATGAACGACTGATGAACAGGTTGCAACCTACAGTTAGACAACAGCTTTCTTGGTACATAACTCTCAGGGGTTGGTACGCAGGTAGGGCTATGTTGGTTAAAGATGACGAAGGTGAAACCTACGTTGATATCCAACCTTTTGACCCGATGCACACGTACTGGGGTGAAGGCAAGAACGGACTCGACTGGGCCTGTTATAAGTCCAAGAAAACTCCTGCTGAAATTCAAGCCTCCTATGATATTCAGGTAGGAAGTGAGGATGACAAGGAACCAGTAGACGTATACGACTTCTATGACCGTGAAGATAACATCGTTGTCAGTGATGATACCGTTCTAAAGAGAAGAACCAAGCACGGATATGACCGTGTTCCTGTATTTATCGGCCCAGTTGGTGCTACACCTATGGTTCAGGCAATTTCCGATACGGGAAATAACGACACCATAGAAGATTACGGGGAGTCTTGCTACAAGTCCTCCCGTGAACTGTTTGAAAAACATAACTTCATGATGAGCGTCATGCTTGAACTAACAGCACGCTCAAGAAGACAGGGGCTAAAGGTTAAATCCAGAGATGGTACAAAGACACTGGAAGAAGACCCGTTCAAGGAAGGTTCAGAGATAGCACTTGGTCAGGGAGAGGACGTTGAACCTCTCGGACTGCTTGAGATGGCCAGAGAATCTGGAGCCTTCATGGGAATGGTGTCTGGTGAGATGCAGAGAGGTGGATTACCACACTCTATCTACGGTCAGCTTGAGTTCCAACTGTCAGGTTTTGCTATCAATACACTAAGACAGGGTGTTGAAACTGTTTTAGTTCCACGGTTACAGGCTCTGGAACGTGCATATATGTCTATAGCAAAGATGCTGAGTGACCAGTACATAACTGGTGCTTTTAAATCTATAGAAGTAAGCGGTCAGGATAGAAACAGGATGTATTTCTCTGAGGAGATTTCATCGGATATTATCAAGAACTCTGGTGACCCTGAGATAGAGTTTATCGGTCAGCTTCCAGAAGATGATATGTCCAAGATGAGCATGGCTCAGATAGCTAGGGAAGGCCCGACACCGTTACTACCAGATATATTTATACGTGACCATGTTCTTGGATTGCAGTCAGCAGACCAGATGGATGATGCTATCAATGCTCAGATGGCTGAACGAATACTTCCAGAAGCACAACTCTGGACTCTTCTTCAGGCATCCATACGTCAAGGACGTCAGGACTTGGCTATGTTCTATCAGGGTGAATTGCAGAAACTGTTCATGATGAAATCTATGGAACAGTCCCAGATGATGGCAGCTGGAAATCAACCTCCACCACAACCACAGGGTATGCCACCACAGGGTATGCCACCAGAATTAATGGGAGGAGCACCACCACCAATGCCGGGAGGAGGCACAACAGCCTCACCTATGGTTATGCCTAACGCTGGTATGGGAGTTCCACCAACTGCTCCAACCGCTCCAGTAGGCCCGTCAGTTCCACCCGGAACTCCAAGACCCGGAGCACAGGATACAACTACAAGACTGGCTAACATGGGTCTTATCCCACCAGCAGGAGGAGGATAGTATGGCAGGTGAATATGAAGAATGGATGATGGAAACTGAATTTGTTCCATCCTTATTTGCCAATATGAATAAGTTAGCAGTAGTTCCTCCAGAGGATATCGGAAGGGTAGCCTCAGGAATTATGGATAATAAGGGCAATAACCAAAATCCTTTTGCTCCTTTTACTAATACTGGAGATGAAGGTCTAACAGGACTAGGGGAAATTTCTACCCCTGAAGTAGAACCAGTTTCAGGTTCCGCAGCAGCACTTGCTGCTTCCATGATGGCAACTCGTGATGAGATAGATACTGTTACACCTACACCTTCATTTACACCAACTGTAGGTTCTGGGAATGGTTTTACTACAGAACGCCCAGACAGGGTAACTGGATTTTATGGTGATGGTGACGCAATTGCTAATCAATTTGGAACACTTGGATTTGACCCTAATACTGGACAGGCATATGAAGGACATCTTTCATCTACCCAGAAGACTCAAAATATAAATAGACCGGGGCAAACTAAAGCTGAAGCAGAAAGAAAGTTAGGGTTAGCTTCGGGTTCTCTAACTGATAAAGCATATAATGACTTATGGGTTGACTACGTTCTGGCAAATATGGATGCCAATGATACTAAATTGGGAGGGGTAGGTGGTCAGAATACATTTGAAAAGAATTTCGATGCAGGTAATGTAGTAGATGTACCTCTTAGCATGAGAAGTTTTGGGTCAAAGGGGTATGAAATTGGAACAGCTACCACAGATACTCCTAATGTAATTAAAAGGCAAGGCATAGGTCAATCAGATACTTGGAATTATAAAGACTTACTAGACAGACAGGCTGAACTTGATAAGGGAGCACCTTCCTTACTTACATTTAATAAGTTCACCCCTAATGCTTTTAATAAAAATATTACTGCTACTGAAAATATACAGGCTACTTCAGGAATGAGTGCTGCAGATGCAGATGCTGTCGTAAGAGGTGGTACTCCTTTATATACAGGTGGTGATAGTAGGATGGGTATGGATGAAGGTTGGGCAGGAGGTGCTGCTAATGCCGATTGGAGTGGCAATTGGAGAAACCCAGCAATATATACTGCTGTATCTCCAAGTGGTACAAGAATAGGTGATAGTAGGATGGGTATGGACGAAGGTTGGGGAGGAGGTGTTCCTGTAGCACCTACTGATGATTCAATGTCAATGACAAGTGAATTTACAGGCCCACCACTTGTAGTGCCACCCGGCGGTGGCCCACCACCTCCCGGTGGAACACCTCCCGGTGGAGGCCCACCACCACCCGGTGGAGGCCCACCTCCCCCCGGTGGCCCACCTCCCGGTGGCCCACCTCCCGGTGGAGTGCCACCTACAGTACCACCATCTGTAGTACCTCCCGGTGGTAACGTACCTCCATATAATCTTCCTCCCGGTGGAACAGGAAACATACCTATGACTCTAGGAGGAAGTTCAGAGGTTGCAGACGCTAACTTGGCTGCTGCAATGGCAGGAGGGAATGTACCCTCATCCATAAGTCAATTTGGAGATATATCTCCCACCACAGCTTTCCAGAGATACAGGATGTCTATGTTTCCCGGTGCTTCTCTTGGAGCACTTGGTTCAGCAGCTGGTCAACGTTCTTTATATGCTGGATATAACCCAGCATGGGGTAGATTCCGTCTTGGACAGGCTAGTGGTGCATTAGGGGATACATTTGATGCTTATAACCCCGGTCCTGCATTTGGACAGTATCTAGGTAGTGGTCAGAGAAGAGGACTTGGAGATGTAAGGGCATCTTATGGTCAGCTTTCTGATTATCTAAGAGCTCTTGGTGGAACAGATTATTCCATGATAGACCCAACTTTTAGTCTTGTATATGGTGAAGAACCTAAGAGGGAAGATATATTATCTGCTACAGAGGCAGCAATGGGTACGAGAGGTCTGGGAAGTGCAGGGTTTCATAACTTGGGTAATATATATGATTTGATGCAGACACAGTACGGCCCTCAACAGGGAGCCAGCCAGTTTGCTAACTGGATACAGACATCGTTTAATAACCGACCACCTACAGCATCACCGATTCCTGCTCCTGTAGCTACTCCTGTAGTTAATCCTTATTCTAATCCTGCTATATCTCCTGCTATATCTCCTGCGGTAACTCCTGCGGTAACTCCTGCGGTAAATCCTGCGGTAAC